GTCGCGTGTGGGTGGGGGTGGGGGTTGCGGGAGGGGGGTGGCGGCTTGCGGGTGGCCGCCGTCGCCGGCTTTGGCTGGGGTGGCGCGGCGGTTCGCCGGCGGGGGACGGTTGTGGTTTTGGGTTTGTTGTGGTTTTTTGCGTGTGTGTGTGCGTGTGTGTGCGTGTGTGTGTGCGTGTGTGTGCGTGTGTGTGTTGGTGGTGGTGCCTCCCCCCCCTCCTCCCCTGTCTTGGTCGCCGGCTTTGGGTGTTGGGTTGTCGTGTGTGTTCGGCGTGTCGTGCATGGCGTGTCGCGTGTGGGTTGTGTGGGTGTGGTGTTGGGTTTGGGTTGGGGTGTGGGGGTTTGTGTGTCGAACGTATGTGTGTGTGACGGGGGTCTCTTTGGTTTGTTTTGGGGTCTGGAGTTGACAGCGTGGCCGGGGGTGCGTGTAGGCTAGAGCTATCGGACGGGGAGCCGGACGGGACGCCAATCGGGTGGCCGCGGTTCCTGGTCTCAGCTACTACTAGGGGGTTTCCCAAATGGATATCAAGGATTCGGTCTTTGCCAATGTGCGTGACTTTCTGAAGCATGAGGTGCGTCAGGCTTTGGGTGTGAGGCTTTGGGCGGGGAGGTTCCCGCTGGAGCTTCGGTCTGGCTGGCTGCCGTCCTCGCGGCGATGGGCGGATGCGCCGTTCAGGATCGTTGTCTCGCTGTCTGACCTCCAGGATGAGTTCCTGTATGGGAATCAGGCGTGGCTGGAGTGGAAGCCGGCTTATCCGGCGGAGGGTCCGGCGCCGATTGATTTGAGGGCCGCTTCGTTGGATGAGTTTCGTTCGTGGCTTGGGGAGGTGAAGGCTGAAGCGCAGCGCCGGTCGTAGTGGCCGGCGGCCTCCGGTTGGCATTTGGAGGGATCGTTCCCCTCCCGGCGGGCTAGAGTCTGACCCAATCGGGGTCGGCCTTATGTTGAAAGGTGGATTGGCAAATGGCTATCCAGATCCCCGCGCCCGTTCGCGAGGTGCTCAACCGCAAGTTCGGTGTTAGCCGGTTTTCTCAGTGCGGGGAGTCGGTGAGGTCGCGGCCGTTGAACCGGTCTGGGTGGAGGCTTTGGTGTGATGGTGAAAGGTTGGCGGTGTGGACGCGGCCGCTGGATCGCAAGCCGCGGTTGAAGGCTTGGTCGGTGATGTTGGAAGGTGACGTTTCGGCCTGGTGTGATGATGTTTTGGCGGCGTTGGCGGAGCGGGAGCGGGTGTTGGCTGAGCGCGGGTAGGTGGGTGACGGTTCCGCCGCATGGTGCAGGGCTGGGGTTCGATTCCCCGGCGGCGGGCGATGGTGTGGTCCATTCGGGATCGTGCCCAGATTAGAAGGGTGAGACAAATGGTCTCCGAAAACAGTGTTGGTTTCGGTTTCTGCCGGGTTGTTCCTGGTGGCGAGTCGTGTCCGTGGCCTGAGCCTTCCGGTTGGGAGGCGGTTGAGGCGGCGGAGGCTGTTGAGGCGGCGCGGCTTAGGGTGCGTGAGGCGCAAGATCGTCTGCATGGGGCGAATCGTCATTTGGCGGAGCGGATCATGCAGTCTGCCGGGGATTGGCCGATGCCGGATTTCTCGGTTGAGGTTGATCTTGAAGGCCCGTATGAGCCGGTTGTTTGGCTGCATGGGGAGTTTGGGAAGATTCGGGCGGCTTGGGATACGCCGTTGCGTGAGCTTGCGAGGGTTGCCACGTTCTTGCCGGATGTGCCGTATTGGGCGTTTGCTGCAGAGGAGGGTTCGACGAGGCCGGCGTTCTCTTGGGATTTGGCGGTGCCGTATTCGAGGGCTCGCGGCGCAGAGGCGACGCACGTGCTCTTGTTTGATGTGGGGACGGATCGTTGCATCGGCCACTTGCCTGCGGGGGTGGCGTGTGATGAGGCGCTTGCGGCGGCCCGGAAGGTTTGGGATGAGGTGGAGGATTCTTGGCGGCGGGTGACGCCGGCTTTCTCGGGGTCGTCGTGGTCTGCGGGCACGCCGGGGACGCCGGACACTCCCGAATCTGCGGGGAGCGCGGAGTGATGATGGGGCTATTCATCTCTGGGTTCACGGTTGCTTTGTCTGGGCTGGTGGCGTGGTCTGGGATCGTTGGGTTTGTTCCGTGGAAGCGGGACTGTGGTTTGATTGGCGTCGTGGTTGGCGTGTGTGGGGTCGTGGCGCCGTTGCCGGTGGCGATGCTGGGGCTAGGGCTTGCTGCGGTGCTTGGGATTGTCGACGGTTTGGGGGTGGAATAGGTAGGTGAGGTTGTTTGCCCGCGGGTGGCGTACCTGGGATCGTTCCCCGGGCGCGGGCCGATGCCGTCTAGCATGGGGTTGGGTGGCCAGACCGAAAGGGGAATACTGAAATGGGAAACAGCTTTGAGGCGGTTGTCGCCGCCGCGAAGGAAGTTTTTGGTTCTCGCGTGATTGGGCGCGGGAAGTCAAACATGGGGTCGCCGGTGATTGTTGGACGGGGTGGGGTCCCGTTCACGTTGATTGACCAGGGCTGTACCGTCCTGGTTCAAACCCCGAACGGATACCCGGTGGCAGTTGATTACTGCCGTCTATCCCAAAAGCAGATTGGGTCCAGATTGCTGGACGTTCTCGAAGAGGAAGAGTACTGGCGGCGTCGGGGGAAGTCCCTACGGCACCCGCGGTGCCGGTGCGTCCCGCCGAACTGTCGGACGGGTTTGGAGTTCCCGGACCAGTTGGTCCGGGGGGATGTTTCTGTCAAGTGCTGAATAGGGCGCTCGGGCCTAGAAGGGGTGCGGAAAGATGCTCATTGCGTGGAGGAATCTCCGCTGGTGGGAGATTGTAGTCTTTTGGGCTGTGATTGTCGGCGTGGCTGTGTTTACGGTCGGGTTGGCGGATGCGGCGGGTCCGGCGCCGCGTGTCCAGCAGTTGGTGGAGCGGCCGTGTGAGGGTCGGGGGTTGTTGTGTGCGTTGGACTATGTGCACTTGTTGCCGGCGAATCCGTGTGACGGTCAGGGTCCGTTGTGTGTGGTTGCGTGAGTGCAGTGGCGGGGGTCGGCTGGTGCCGGGATCGTTGGGGGTTCGATTCCCTTTCCCCGCTCGAAGGCTGGACCGTAGGGGTCTGGCCCAGACCGAAAGGACTGTTGTCTATGGAGAAGCGGTTTTTCGTTGCTGCTTCCAGGCAGACGCGCGGCAAGACTGAGCCCGTATGGGGGCAGGTTGAGGCCGCGGTTTCGCAGGCGGACTATGCGCTGCTGCGGGAGGGGCTGCACGCGTTGCGGTTTACGGCGCGGCGTGACCTGACGATCACGGTGGAGCAGGATTGTTCCGCTTTGGGGGAGGGTGAGCGTAGTTTCTTGGTGTTCGCCCGGGAAGCGCGCGAGATCGGCAAGACTTCGTGCGTGGCGCGTGTCGAGTACGAGCACGGGGAGGGCGGGCAGGTGATGCTCGCCTGCGACATGGCGCGGGTGGAAGTGTCCTCTCCCGAGAATGGATATATTGACGCCGATCTGCCGGTGGAGGTGGTGATGCACGCCATCTATGGTGTGTTGACGAATGCCGGCGTCGAGGTCGCGATGCAGATTGGGATCATTCCCGTGTGGTGGACGGGGCGTCGGCCGCAGTACGAGACGAGGATTGATGCGGCGCCGACGGGGGTGGAGTCTTCCCTGTTCTTCGCTCTTGGTGCGCGGATGTTGGCGCACGATCTGCAGGAAGGGGATGGTGTTGTTCCGTCGGGGAAGTTCGAGTTCATCCCTGAGGGCGAGGCCATGTTTATCCCTATGGTGGATGAGTTCCGGGAGTTGGGTGACGACTCGCCGGTGGAGAAGATCGGCTGGCCGCCGGTCGGCCGATAGGATTAGGGGGTGGCGGTCAGATTGTCCGCCCTCTGATGTGCGACAAAAAAGGAAAGGTGAAATTACCGTGAAGATCAGTGCTCTTATTGCCGAGCTTGAGGCGGCTAAGGCCGAGTTCGGGGACCTGGAGGTCTACAAGGCCATTCCGCCGTATTTTGAGCGGGTGTTTGAGTCCCGCACGGATTGGGTGGAGGGCGAGGACGTCTTGGTTCGCGTCCTCGCGCTCTGAAAGGGAAAGGCAAACACAATGAGCGAAGACAAAGGCTTGTTCGAGTCGGCCCAGGGCGTTCTTGATCTTGCGGTCAAGGCCAAGCATGCCGCGGATTCGGGCGACTGGGAGCGTGGCAAGTATCAAGAGGCGTGTCTTTACGCGTTTCTTGTGTGGGAGGCCGCGTGCCGTCCTCACGATCAGGATCGTAGGGCGTGGAACGCGTTTTTCGAGGCGGCCTGGTGGCTGCTGGACGAGCTGAAGGAGGCCGGCTGCATTCCTGTTGGGGCGTGGGTGGCGTTTCAGTCAGCGACTCCCGTGTGGGGGCTGCTAGAGAAGGGAGAGGCCGATGGTTAAACGGATTGTCGGCTTGGTTGTTGGCGCCGTGTTCCTGCTTGGTGGGGCGACGTTGACGGCGTGGGCGTTTGACTCGCGCAATGCGGCGGCGTTGATTGGGGCGCTGTTGTTTGATGGGCTGTTGGCGCTCGCGTATGTGGGTGCCGTGGACGCTTTCGAAACGAAACAGAAAGGAGGCCGTGAAGATGGATGTTAAGAATCAGCGGACGTTCGAGTCCAAGTTTGGGACGTTCACTGTGGGGGCGCACAGGGTTGTTTCGTGTGAGACGAAGCGGTGCGATGTCGCCTTCGGGTGGGATAAGACCGCGTTCAAGGCCGCGTTGGGGGACGGGGAGGTTGCTCTTTCGCATGCGTTCTTCTACGTCGGTGTGGGCTACACGGACGAGGAGTACATGAAGGAGACGCTCGGGAGGGGTGTCGCGCGGTGGGCGCAGGCCAAGCTGCCGGACCTCCATATCGGTGCGGGTGACGTTATCAATCTTTACCGGGGTTTCCTGACCGAGTCCCGTGGGATGATGCACCCGTCGATCAGCCAAGAGCTGTTCCTTGATATGGTCAAGGGCAATGCTCTTGACCGGTTCGTTCCGGACGGGGTGACGCCCCGTTGGGGGGATGTTTCTGCGCGTGTGGGGCGGCGTGATTTTTGGATCGCGCGTGACTTGTTCGAAGAGTTTGCGGGCGAGTCTGAGGACCCGAGCGAGGCGTGGCATCGGATTCTGAAGGCCGTGGTTGATTCGCGCCTGTACAACTGGGAGGAATTGTGAAAGGGCCGGCGTATTTGGCGGGGGTTCTTGTGGTGTTTGACCGCGAGTCCCTGAAGGTGGCGCGGACGATCATTCGCATGGCTGGCTCGCCGTGGCTTCCGTGGGCGAAGCGGCGCGAGTATTTGGATCGCGACTTGACGCTTGGGGCTATTGCTTTGTCGCAGGCGTTGAACTCGAAGCGTGTCAAGGCGAGGGATCATAAGCGGGCGATCCGCTTGTTCGTCAAGCAGGCCAGGAATCATGCGAGGTATATGGGTGTGCCGTTGCCGCGCCTGACTTACTGGCCTAAAGCGGACGCCTCTAAGAGAGGAAGGAGGGGGCGGTGAGTGGCGATACGGGGTTCACGTATCCGTTCGAGGAGTTGGTTCGTGACCGGTACCAGCTGACGGGCGAGCAGTGGGGGGTGTTCTGCGCCCACGCGTCGTCGTTTGCGAAGGCGGTTGTTTTCTGCAGTGTCGCGGCGAAAGACTATACCGAGGAGCAGCTGCGCACGTTTCTCACGTTGACGTTGCGGCGTACCGAGACCGAGATGTCTTACGACTTGGTGCGGTCCGGGTGTGAGATGCGGAAGGCGATGTCTGTTGCGACGGCTTTCATGGACGGGATGACTGCGATGCAGTCCGTGGCTATGCTGGAAGAGGAACTGAAAGGGGGTGGCGGCGAGTGAGCGTTCTTGAACGGGAGAAGGCGGGCGTGTTCGCCGGCGTTCCTGACACGGACTATCACGGTGCCGGCTGGGCGGTGTCTTCGACGACGTTGAAGACCCTGTTTAAGGCGGACGCTCAGACGGCGAAGTGGAATCTTGACCATCCGGCGGACAACAGTACGTTCGCGTTCGGCCGGTTCTTCCATTCGCACGTGTTGGAGGGCGGGCCGATGCCCGAGCTGAAGCCTGACGGGCGGACGAAGGCGGGGAAGGCGAAGGCGGCCGAGCTGGCGGAGGCCGGCGTCCCCGTTCTGACCGCCTCCGAGCTTGACGTGTTTAAGGCTATGGCTGAGTCCGTGAAAGGGTCGGCTTTGGCGTCCGGGTTCCTGAAAGGCGGGCGGGCGGAGCAGTCGATCTTCTGGCGGGACGACGAGACGGGGGTGTGGTGCAAGGCCCGCCCGGACTACCTGTCCCCGTTCGCCTGCGTGGATTTGAAGACGACGCAAGACGCCCGGCCGTTCGAGTTTGGCCGGTCGGCGGCGCAGCTTGCCTACGATATCCAGGCGGCGTTCTATCTGCGGGGCATTCACGCGGCGACGGGCGAGCTTCCGTTGTTTGTGTTTGTCGCGGTGGGGAAGGCGGCGCCGTTCCAGACTTCGGTGCATGCTTTGTCCGACGCCCAGTTGGAGCGTGCGGACGAGCTGGTATCGAAGCTTCTCTGGCAGTGGAAAGGCTGCCTGGAGTCGGGGAACTATCCGGGAATCCCGGATAGTATTCACACGTTCAGCTTCCCGCAGTGGGAAGAATCTAAGAGGGAAAGGTGGCTCTCGTGAGCAATGATAGGTTGAATATTTTCCAGGCGTTGAGCCTCGTCATGAACGGGGTCCGCGCCATCGGCAAAACCAAGCGCAACAAGGCGCAGGGCTACCAGTTCAGAGGCATCGATGACCTCATGAACGCTGCCGGGCCAGAGTTCCGCAAGCACGGAATCGTGGTCCTGACCTCCATTCAGGAGAAGGAGTACGATCAGGTTCCGGTCGGGAAGGGGACGTGGGTTCAGTGCAGGCTGACGGTGGCTTACACGTTCGCGTGTGGGCCGGATGCGGATCAGCAGGTGACGGTCAGGGTGTGCGCTGAGGCTCTGGACAATTCCGACAAGGCGACGACGAAGGCGTACTCGTATGCGTTGCGTACGGCGTTGTCGCAGGTGTTGTGTGTGCCGACGGAGGAGGATCAGGACCCGGATTATGAGACGCCCGAGCGGGGAGGGCATGGTGTCGGACGCCCGCCGGCGCAGCCCCAGCCTGGTGAGGATGTGGCGACTCCCGGTCAGTTGAAGGCCATTGATGAGTGGCTGGCGGCTTTTGAGGGGGAGTATCAGCCGGACGTGATTGCGTCTGCCGTGTCGAAGGGGCGGACGAATCGGCTTGACCAGTTGACTAGGACTGAGGCACAGACGACGATTGACACGTTCCAGTCGAAGGCTGAGGAACGCCAGTAGCGGGTGGCGCATGTCACCAAAATGGGGGGGTGTCAATTTGTCACCCTCCCCTTTTTGGTTCATACTGGATACACACACAGAAAGGAGGACCCGCGATGGGCGGGCTTGACACATATAAGATGGCGTTCCTGATCGAGGACGACGAAATGGTCGTCGCGGATATGATCGGCGAAGCCAAAGACCGCGTGGTGGAAGACGCGAAGGCTCGGGGGCTGGGGCCGATCCGGTCCCGCGCGAAGGGGTTCGTTGAACACAGGAAGCGGCGCGTGATAGCGACCGTCCCCGTGCGGGCGCGGGCTCCCGAACTGTACGGGATCCCGTTGCATGAGGGGCTCGCGTGAGATTCCCCGCCAACGTGAAAGAAACCCTGCCCTGTGTAGGGTTGGACGAGTTGTTCTTTCCTGAGAAGAACTCGGAGCAGGCATACGCTGAAGCTGTTTCGGTGTGCGCTGACTGTAGGTTCGTGGCCGAGTGCCGCGAACTGGCGGAGGAGTTCGAGCAGGGGAAGAACACCCCGTATGGTTTGTTCGGGGTGTGGGGTGGGGAAACCCCGACCGTGCGCGCGCGGAGGCGTGCACGGCAGAGACTCAACAATTAACAACATGAAAGGTGAACTCAAATGATCAGTCTCTATAACCTTCTGTCGAAGGAGAACTGGCAGGAGCAGGCCACGTGCGCGCAGACGGACGTGGAGCTGTTTTTCCCTGATACGATGCAGGCTGCCGGTCCGGCGTTGGCGTTGTGTGCCGACTGTCCCGTGCGTGAGGAATGCGTCGAATACGGTGATGCCGTGGAGGCGGGCACGTTGGATTGGCGGCATTTGTTTGGCGTGCTTGGCGGGGAGACTCCGAAGCAGCGTGCGGCGCGCAGGAAGGCGGCGTCGGCGTGAACACGTGGACGTTGGGCTCTCTGTTCACGGGCTATGGCGGCCTGGACATGGGAGTGAAAGCAGCTCTCGGCGGGACCTGCCGGGAGGCGTGGTGCTCCGACGTTGCGGCCGGGCCGGTCAAGCTCATCTCCAGGTCGGGCCGGTTCCCAGTGAATCTTGGGGACGTAACCGCGATTGACTGGGACAATGTAGAGCCCGTGGATGTGCTCGCGGGCGGGTCGCCCTGTCAGGACTTGTCGCTCGCCGGCGGCCGTAAAGGAATGAAGCCTGGCACCAGGTCGGGCTTGTGGGAATCAATGCTTAGGGGCGTGGAGAAGCTGCGCCCGCATCTAGTGGTTTGGGAGAACGTGAATGGAGCTCTTACGGCGGAGGCGTTTAGCCTCATGGAACCGGGAACGGGATGTGTGGGAGACGGGCGTGATGGGCCTGTTCTCCGAGCACTTGGACGTGTTCTCGGAGACCTTGCCAACGTCGGGTATGACGCGTGGTGGGGTGTTATTCGAGCTTCAGATGTCGGAGCCCCGCACAGGCGGGCAAGGCTCTTTGTCGTTGCTGCCGACTCCGACCGCGAGCCTTGGCACGTGCGGTGGTTCGGAGCCGCCGGCGCGGCGCAGGGAAGGGGGGCATTCGGTGACGCTCAGGGATGTGGTGGAGAAGGCGTGAGGCTGCTTCCGACTCCTACGGCGTCGCAGATGGATGGGCGGAAGTCGCCCGGCTATAGCGGGTCTGGCTCGTTTTATGACATTGTGCAGGCGGGCAGGCAGGGGCTCATGCCCTATATTCGGGGGATCGCCAGGTGGGAGCAAAGGTTTCGTGCGGCACCGGACCCGATCGACGAGACAGGCCGCCTGTCTACCCTGTTTGTTGAGTGGATGATGGGTCTGCCTGAGGGTTGGGTGACCGACCCGGGGCTTGGTTTGTCAAGGGCTCAACAGTTGACCATGCTCGGCAATGGCGTGGTTCCTCAGCAGGCCGAGCGTGCGGTTCGCATCCTCGCTCATGTGGCCGCGTCGGTTAAGGAGGTCAAGTGATGCGCCGCTTCGTTGTTAAAAGGCTCCGGCTCCCGGCTAACATTATTAGCTTCCACCGGGAGGAAGGATGGTACGATCCCTCGCTTCCCGGCAAGGCCCCGTTTGTTTCCCGGCGTTACGATCTTGAAGACCGCGGTTGGCTGTGGGTAAGCGGGCAGCCGATTCGCTGTCCGTTCTGCGGGCGAGAATCGGGGCTCTTCCGTAACGTTCCTGGGAGTCCTGGCCGGCTTGGGTGCTGGGATTGTGACGCTGTGTTCCGTCTCTTGTCGCGCAAGGCTGTGAGGACGCGGGCTCGGCGCCTGCCTAAACCCGTGCGGAAGGTTCCTCTGTTTTGCTGGGAGTGCGGGTGGGAGGGCGAGTGGGGGCGCGGTGAGTGCGTACGGCGCATCCGTGAAGAGTACGGGGCGTTGCTGTGCCCCGAGTGCTACTACGATCTGGGTGTCGAGTATGAGGAAGGGGTGCCGCCCTGTGTCAAGAACGCGTCAAAGCGCTAAGAAGGCTGGGGCCTCGTTCGAGAGGCTGGTGGCCGACTATCTGCGAGACCATGTGGATGATCGGATTGATCGCCGCCCGAAGACTGGGGCGAAAGACCGGGGCGATATCGGCGGGGTGCGCACCCCGCATGGGCGCGTCGTCGTCGAGTGTAAGAACACGGCTCAGCAGCGCTTGTCTGAGTGGGTTGGCGAGGCCGAGATAGAACGAGGGAATGATGACGCCCTGGTGGGTGTGGTTGTCCACAAGAGGCATGGTCGGGCGGCTGCGGGTGAGCAGTACGTGACGATGCGTCTTGCTGATTTTGCCGCTCTGTTGTCTGGGGAGCGGCCCGATACGGAAGGAGACTAGACATGGCCGAGTATGTTAACCCTGAGACTGGGGAGGTGTTCGACAAGGCACATCCTGAGTTTGTAGATGTGCTCTTGAAAATGTCGGGCGGCGCCGCGCACGGGGAGTTGACGGACAATCTTCGCGAGCTGGCGAAGGCTGTCGCCGCGACGGGTAAGCAGGGGACGTTGACGTACACGTTGAAGGTGAAGCCGGCTAACGAGTACGGGACCGCTGTCGCTATCCGGGATGAGATTAAGCTGCGAAAGCCTGAGTTCAACCGGGATACGTCGTTGTTCTATTCGGATGAGGACGGGAACCTTACTCAGAATCCGTTTGACCAGGCGTCCCTGTTTGAGCAGATCACTGGGGAGAAGCAAGAACAGAGGGAGGATTCGAAGTGACCGGTGAAAGGAGGCCGTCGTGTCTTGTATTGAGTTGAAGTCTTGTCGGCGTGTCTCTCGCGGCGTGGTTGCCTGTGATCTGTGCGGGCAGCGTATCCCGAAGGGGACAAGCTACTTCTATGGGAAGTATTTGTGTCCTGGTGAGGGTTTCGCCAATTGGCATGAGTGCCCGGATTGCGAGGTGTTGTCTAAGTTCTGGTGGGAGGAGTGCTGGGACGGCGACGACGATGGCATTGACCGCGACGACATTGTGGAGATGTGCCGTGACGTTCTCAATTGGCGCGAAGGCATGGACCGGGATGTGTCTGTCGGGTTTGCGAAGGCGTGTCATGCGTTCCTTGTTCGTGTCGGGTTGGGGGAGTTCACATGACCGAATACGGCTATGCTGTTGCTACCGTGAATGTGGAGGGTGAGGTCAGGAACGCGGTCCGGCTGCCGTCGTGGGCGCTCGCTGCGGGCGGCGCGTCCGTGTCGGAGCGGATGGTGGCCGTGGCGTTGTCCGCGTTGGAGGCTGGGCATGCGGTCTCGTCGATGGCGTGGATCGCTGGAAGGTGTGGGTTGTCGAAGCGGACGGTGCGGCGCGTGTTGTCTAGGATGCAGGCGGACGGGCGTGCGAAGGTAGTGCCGCGTTTTGACGTGTTGTCGGGGCGTCAGTTGCCGTCGGAGTATGTTCTTGTGATGGATTGATTGGTGGGGGATAGAAACCGCCGGCCCGGGGAGTGTTCCTGGGGCCGGCGGTTTCTAGTATCGTCGATTACGTGAGGGATATCTGATCCCCCGGGTTTGAGTATACGTGGTTTGTGCATATAGGGGAAGCGGCCGCCCGGTGGGAGGCTGGCGGCCGCTTCTTTGAAAGGTGAACTCGTCTTTTAGTGTACACGCCGGTGCCGCGCGTGTACATGGGGCGGGCTGGCGCGTGGTGTAGAAATGGGTGTGCCCCCAATTTTAGGTCTGGGGGCGGCGACCTTTTAACCGAAAGGAAGGTTACATGTTCAGCGTACCAGGTAGCGCCGGCCAATTGGATGACGTGTTTTACGGGGAGTTGTTGACGGATATCGCGAAGGACGTGTACATGGCTCTCATGTGGGCGGGCAATGTTCGTGACGATGGGACTTTTTCTATGGAGGAGGTGCGTGAGCGTGCCGGTTGCACGATGCGTGAGCTTGAGCGTGCGATCATGGAGCTTAGGGGGAATTTCCTGATTGGGTTTGACGAGGTTTGTCATGGCATGGCTATTGGTCACAAGTTTTGTTTCGCCGATGAGGTTGAGGAGTTGGATGATGGTGATGATGTTCCTGCGGCGCCTTGGGGTGTGAACTATTCTGCTTTTAGTTTGAAGCAGGGGTGGGCGATGCTTGATGCGCCGCCTTTGGTTAAGCTTGTGTTGGCTTATTTGCATGCTCGTATAGGGACGACTGGTATTAGAATGCCGATTCCTCAGGGTGAGATTGCGGAGTATACGGGCTTGTCTAAGAAGACTGTTTCTCGGGCGTTGAAGTGGCTTGTCAATAACAACATCATCTTCAAGTGGGAAAACTATAGTGGTGATGGCTTGCGTGGCGTGTGCGAGTATGCGATTGTGCAGTTCGGGGTTTTGATTCCGGACTGGGTTCCGCCCTCGGGTTGATTGTTTCTGGTATAAATGTTGAAGGCCCCGGACGAGCCGGGGCCTTCATTGTCAACCTGCCTAGAGAAAGGTACTTATGAGTATATCAGAAGATCGCTTCCAGCAGGGAAACGCGACCGTGGCTGATTCGCAGGAGATGTTCCCTAACGGTTGGACACGGATCGACAACGACGTGTGGGGCCTCGACATGTCGCTTAAGGCGAAGGCCCTGTTCTCGGTTTTTCAGAAGTTCCGGGACAACAAGACGGGATATTGCTGGCCGTCGTATGGGACGCTCGCGAAGGCGTTGAGCGTGTCTCGCCCGACTGTCCTCAAGGCTGTGGAGGAGCTGGTTCAGGCGGGGCTGGTGAAGAAGGAGACTCGCTGTGGGGAGGACGGGCAGCAGACATCGAACGGGTATTGGGTTGCTGCTTCGGTGGCGTCAAGCCGTTTTACCCCGGGGTTAAAAATCTTTACGGGGGGGGTAAAGAATTTTGACACGAACCAGAACCATCTAACTACTACTATCCAAGACTCTTCTAGTTGTTCTTACGTACGTAACGCGCGCGAGGCTGAAACAACTGAAAATCTGAATCCAAAACCTGAGCGTGAAGAGTCGCCTTCGTCCGTGGCTGGGTCGCCGCTTCGCGGCGGCAGGGAGAAGCCGAGGGGGAGGTTCTGGTGGACGCATGCGTGGAGCGTGTGGCCGGTTGTGGAGGGGCTGGTTTCTGTCCCGGGTTTCTGGCCGTCGGAGTCGGTGTTTGTGCCGATGTCGGATTGGTCTGAGGTTGAGGTGTTGTTTGAGGGGCATCGGGGCGAGGGTCGTTTCCCTGCTACGCCGGAGGAGTTTCTGGCTGGCGTGCCTGATCCTGTCGGGGAGCCGTTCCTGGATGAGTCTCCGGAGCCGGCGAAGCCGCGGGTCGTGTCGGGTTCTGGCGGTGCGTGGGGTGATGATGTTCCGCTTCCTGCTCCGAGGCACGTGTACGGTCAGGGCTCGGATGCCTCTGAGGATCACGCTATGGGGTCTGGGAGCGGCGTTCAGGGCTCGCCTGTACCGTCGCCTACCCCGGACGTTCCGAAGCGCCCCAGGAAGCCGTCCTGGAGTTGGATGCGGGATGCGCCGAAGCGGTGGGCGGACGACGGGAAGCCGACCACGATCCCGCCCACGTTTGTTCCGTCTCCTCGGCATGTCGCGTTCGGGGAAGCCTGGGGGCTGGACGTAGAATCGATAGGCAAGCGTTTCGTGGCCAAGCATCTCGCGGCCGGGACCTTGGTCCAACTCTGGGATTGGCATTTCGCTGAGCTGTTGGAGATGAAACGCCTTGACAAAGAGGAGGCGGAGCAGGAAGCCGAAGCTCTCAAACCCGAGTTGGAGGCTGCGGAGGCCGCCCGGCAGGAGAAGCGCCGGGAGTGGTCGGACCGCTTGGAGACTCAGGCGGCCGGGGCGGTTCCCCCGACCGCCGAGTTCCTTGCTTTGCGTCCTAAGATGGATGAGATTCGTGCCAAGTACGGCATGAAGCCGAAACCGAAAGGAGAACCTTATGGCTGGAGAGCCGACCATAACGTTGGTGGGGAATCTCACGGCGGACCCGGAGTTGAGGTATGTCAGCAGCGGGACCCCGGTGTGCTCGTTCACCCTGGCCTCGACCCCGCGCCGTCAGAATCAGGCGACCCAACAGTGGGAGGACGGGGAGACGATGTTCGTCCGCTGCAACGTGTGGAAGCAGATGGGGGAGAACGTCGCCGAATCGTTGGCGAAGGGGAGCCGGGTGATTGCGACGGGCAGGATGTCTATCCAGACATACGAACACGAGGGCCAGCAGCGGACCTCGATCAACCTGACGGTGGACGAGATCGGCCCCTCGCTGAGGTACGCGACGGCGACGCCGACGAAGACGAACTCGGGCCAGTCGATGTCGCGGCAGAGTTCTACGCGTGGCGCCGGATACGGGACGCCCAACTCGCAGGCTGACCAGTACGATCCGTGGGCCGGCCGAGGGGGGCATGATGCTCCCCCGTTCTGACAGGCAGATACCCGACCTCGTGGGGCCGGGCCGGGACGTGACGTTCACGTGCGGGGAGAAGACCTACACGGTCACGGTTGAGGCGACCATGGGCGTGAACGAGAAGACCCCGGTCCGGCGGATCGGCGCCGCGATCGAGGATGACGTGAAGGCTTCCCTGGTTGAGAACCCTCGCGGATCGGGGTATCTTCTGGAGGTGTGCGGCGAGCGCGTCCGGGTCCCGGACTCGTACGTCCGGTGGATACCTGACCAGCCGTTCGGGGTGATGGCCGCCGAGTGGATCGCCGCCGCCCTGACCGAGCGGAACCCGCGCCTCGCCTATGCGGCGACCCAGGCACCGCCGACCGCCAACAACTACCCCTTCTAATGATCCAACCGATGTGGGGTTTCCCGGCCTGCACCCGTTGCGCGGGCTGCGGGAACCCGATCACCCTCACGTGGACCTCATCGTGCGAGGGCTACGGCATCTACCACTACGACTGCTACAAGCAGATGAAAGGCGAACAATAATGGAGATTTACAGTAAAAAGCACAGGCCGCCCCTCGAGGTTAGAAAAGTGTGGACGCTTGACGGGCGCAGCCTCGAAAGGATAAGCGGCGACGACGGAGAGGACCTGTGGGCGTTCTACGACCCCTACACGGAGCCCTACAACACCAACCACTGGGAGGCGGTCTTGCCGCCGTCCAGCCCTTACGCGAGGAGGGGGTGGATTGAATGGGAGGAGCTGTTCGACATGTTCCATTTCACCCGGTTCTTCTCCGAGAATCCGCTTTCCGACTGGGACAATCTGGAAGACGGCCAGCCGGTTCTGGCCTGCATGATGGAGTCCGGCGCGTCGCCGTCCCCCGGGGTCTTCCTTAAAGCCGGCGAGTCCGCAGTCTTCACCGACCTTGACCGCGACCAAATAAGGTTCCCCAGCAGCCCTCCCATGTACAGGGGAACACCAGGCACGCCCGTCATAGCACCCCTAGCCGTGAAAGAGGCCGAGAAATGATCCCCATGACTACGATGCTGCGGCTGCAGAAGGCCGCAGACAAGGCCGGCATCCCAGAATTCCACGAGGCCATCCAGCTGTTGACCGAGCTATCCGCCCAGGACGCCGAGAAAACCCGCGACATGGAGCGCGCCTACACGTCCATCGACGTGATCCGCGGGCAACTGCTGGAAGCCCTGACCCGCATCCGCGGAGAAGAGGAGAACCGCAAGTGAGATACGAGCTGGACCTCCCTCCCGAGCCTGCCGGTCCGCTCTGGGACGATAAGGGCATGCGCTACGAGAAAGGCCGAGATGGGGTGTGGCGCGACCCGGACGGGTACGCCCGCCCTTGGGCCATACTCCTTCAACAGTGCGGGACGCTCCACGACGAGCCGCCGATCCGCCAAGCATGGGAACAGGCCAAGCCCGGCGCCTACTATTGGGTGGAAGGCTACGACTCGGGCGTGCCAGGCGACGTGTCCGGAATCGGAGTCACCACCCCACTCCGCATGCTGACAGTTCCGCCTACGGACGGGACGGGACTCCGCCTGCTTTCCCCCGACAACGAAGACGACAAACTCACCGAACTGACCCCGATCCTCGCCGTCCCCGCCGACGCGCTCACCAACCTAGTCAACGCCAGCCGCCCGGAAGCCGTCCGCGAATACCAGAACGAGATACTCGACTGGCTCGGAACCCACAAGCAGACACACTGGGAGGACAACTAAGATGAACATCTTTCCCGGCAAAGCAAGAGTCCAGTACGAAGGCATCAACGCCTACCGGACGACCGGCTGGTGTGCCTGGTGCGGGGCCAGCGTCGCCGGGAAACACGCCGTCGAAGTCCCCGTCCTCAACTGCGACGAGGCAACGGTCACCACCGAATGCCGGTGCAGCCCGTGCGCCCGCTACCTGTGGCACCTGCACGGGCTAGACGTCCACCCCGAGGACGGCGCCGACCTGTACGAATGGGCCAAAGGCGACGCCCGCCGCCCGTTCGGGGACGCCAGGTCACGAGCCTATGTTGAACGATACGAGAAAGGACACCCTGGATGCTCATCTCAAAACTGATCGCCGACCTCGAAGAAGCCAAAGCGAAACACGGGGACGTGCCGGTCAAGACTCCGATCGACGACGGCGTTGGCGACCCCGTGCCGCACCTGGTGAGGACACGGGACGGGAACACGTTCCTCCTCCTCTAAACCCGCGACACACCCCCTCCGCTGCGGCGCGTCCCGCATCGGGGGGGGTAGTGTTTAGTGGTACGCACACAAACCGAAAGGATGATCTCATGCGTTACGAAGTCCACTTCCCGGAGGAACCGGAAGGCCCCGTCTGGGAGGCCAACGACACCAAATGGGTCCCCTCCGAAGAATGGCCGGGAGAATGGCACAGGGACAACGAAACCTCATGCGACGGGCTCTCATGGAAAGAAGCAGTCGCCGCTTACGGGCCGTTCACCGACACGCCGCCAACCCCCAAGGTTGGGAACTGATATCCATAGAGCCCATGATCGCCATGACCACATCGCACGCTGCGGGCCTGCTGACCCGCTGCACCGACGACTACCGGCTCATGGTGGAAGGCCGCCTCTACAGGGACGGACAACTTAACTGGAGACTCCTCGACATGTCCAAGGCTCATGTCTAGTTGGATCAAGGAGGCCGTGCTTAACCGGGACGCTTGGCGCTGCCAGCGCTGCGGGAGGGCCGGAACCGACCACCACCACAGGAGGCGTCGCGGCATCCACTCCGCCCACACCGACTGCCGGTGCAACGGGATACTTCTCTGCCGGGCCTGCCACCAGTGGGCGCACACCCACCCGCAGCAGGCCCGCGAAACCGGATACATCATCTCATCCTATGACGCCCAGCCGTGGAAAACACCCGTCCAAACCATAGACGGCGTGCGCTGGTACGACTGCAACGGGCTAACATACAACGGCCCAACAGACCCATACAGAAAGGCGAACCTACAATGACACGCTACGGCTACCCCACCCCCGCCCCCGAACACACCATCGTCTGGGACCGCAACATGACAGCCTGGCACCGCGACAACGGCGACCAATGGACACAAATCACCGACCGGACACTACCCGCCCACGAAACCTGGGAAACCCTCTTCACCGCCCTTGGGCCACTCGAAACCACCCAACGCGAAGCGGCACACGACCGGTTCCAAACCGGGGAAACCTACCGGATCAGGTACGCCGCCACGGGCGACACCCCGCCCGAGAACATCCCCGGTGCCATCGCCAACGGGGAGATAGGAGTCTACGAAGCCATCTACAGCCTAGACAACCCCGTACAATTCACCCTCACCCCGCCCGAAGACGCCGCAATCGACGCCCCCGCCATTGAAGGCATCCACCTCATGGAAGGCAGCATCTTCATCCTCGAAACCGAACGCCTCATCTCAATACCGCAACGAATCTTCCGCCTGCTCATCGCCGGAACCCCTAGCGCCGCAGCCGAAGCAGCAACCTGGTACAAAACCATGTACGGAAAGGGTATAAACAAGTGAACACCATAGACATGACCATCAACGGGAAACTGCACCAGTTCCCGGAAGGCTACCTGCCCACCTGGCCCGAAGCCCAACACATCATCAAAGACACCGCAGTGCGCAACGAAGACGGCCTCTACATCATCCGCATTGACAACCACCTATGGGAAGAAGACGCCGACGGGGACTGGTGGCTAGACAACATGTCCTGCATCCTCGCCGTCGAGCTCTTCAACAACAAGGTCAGCCAGTCACGCCTCGCCACAATCGGGGAGACCAAGACCTACGTCCCGACCGAGACCATCAGCCTCCAAGTCCTCCGCACCCCAAGGATATGGGCACACTTCAAACCATTCTTCGACCTCTACACCGGCGAAGGCCGCGTCCGGATCAACGGACGCGAATACCAGCTCCCCGCCGGCGACAACCCCGAGGCCAACGACGCCAGAAGAAAAGCCCTCTTCCACGCCCTCACCGGGAGACGCCGCTAATGGCCTGGGCCAAAGAATCACGGCGCCGCAAAGAACTCCCAGCGAACTGGGCGGCCCTGCGGCGCCGCGTCCTCGAACGAGACAACCACACGTGCGTCCTCTGCGGGAAGAAAGCAACCCACGTGGACCACATCAAACGCGGCGGAGACCACTCCAGCCTCAACCTGCGCGCCCTCTGCCAAACCTGCCACATGGCCCGAACAGGCAGAGACGGCGGACACACACAACGCAAACCCAAACCATCCACTAAACGCCCAACCGAGCAACACCCCGGCTGGAAACAGTAAGGAGACAACAATGGCCAACGCATGGGGGGTACGTGACCGTCATCGACGGCCGACCCATACACGCCCTCCCGTACATCATCGCCGCCATCGCGCTCGTCGTCATGCTCGTAGTCATGGCCTTCTCTGACGAAGACAAGCAAGGACGAGTGGCGGCAGCCGTCGCAATATTCTGTGCGGCCTGCATCTACTGCGATTGGGACTACCAGAACACGCCGAGCGAGCAGACCATTAGAGATTACAACATCCACAAGGAACTCCGCGCCACCAAATATTGCGACGGGGTAACCTATGGGGAAGGGGACAACAAATGAAAATCGCCACTCTCACCCAAGCCCTGGACCAGCTCGCAGAGCAAGGCTACTCCGAGATGATTGGCATGCGCCTCGGCGAACACGGGCTTGCGATCGAGCTCGAAGAAACAAACCCGCCCGAGGTGGAACCCGGACTGGTGCAAGGAGTAACCCACCTCCCCAACGGAGGTATCATCATCCACCACGCGGAAGGAAAAGCGTTCCTCTCCGTCAATGACGAACTTATCAAACAACTCGAAAGCGAGAACTGATGTACCGCAACGACGGCGCACACGAACGCGAGACTGTGATCACCACCAGCGACGGCGACGAACTCGTCACCATCGAAACCTGGCAGCGCCCCTACCTCACCCGACTACGCCGAGACGACAGGTTCACCGAAAACCCCGGAGGGACCGACGCCCACGGCGTTTTCACCATTCCCCGCAAACAATGGACCCCAACCAGCGGCGCCAAACGGAAAGTCTCCCCAGAACAACGAGCCCAACTGGCCGAACGGATGAAAAAACTCAGGAAGGAAAACCAGTGAGCGACACGATCCCGACCGGGAAAGAATTCGCGGACACGATCGCATCCCGGAACAACCCCGGCCGGTGTGCAGTCTCCTACGTGTTCCTCGTCGAAGCCGAACACCTCGACGAGGACGGCGAAGTCACAACCGTTCTTCTCGCACGCGAAGGCGGCTCATGGCTCGCCAGGCGCGGCCTCGCCTACGAATACCTCAACAACCACAACCCCATCTACGAAGACTAAGGAGAGGCAATGCGAGTGTCCGAACTCATTGCAGCCCTTCAAAAACTGCAAGCCAAACACGGCGACAAACGAGTCTTCACCTACGGGTGGGACGAGGAAGACGGAACCTTCCTGAAAGAACTCCAAGACGGCGCCGTCAACCCCATCGGATACCGAGTCGGCAACGACACGGGAGTCTACGGAATCGGCATCAACAACTAGAACATGAGAAAGCCCCCGCCGGACAGGGAGTCAAAACCCGGCGGGGGCCTTCTCATATTCGCGCACACAACACACCCCGAAAGGAGCATCGCACACACAACACTATCACAAAAGCTTCGACTTCTTCAGATTGTTAATCCGAGCATGCAACCTCTCATGCTCAGCCACCGACGCCTCCCTAAGCGCATCCACACGCCCAGACAAAGCCTGAACATCACTCCTCAACATGTTCATCTGCGCCTCAGCCCGATTCTCCACACGCTCCCGAGCCTCACGCTCCTTCTCGTGCGCGGCGCCATGCGCAGACCGCCACACCTGCGCCCTAGACTCCGCCTCATCAATCGAGAACTCCACACGAGACAAAGCATCACGCACATCATCCAGGTCATCCCGAAGATTCGTCTCATGCGTGTTGTTCACCTGCACCGACGCCGCCTCAGCCGCAGACGCCGCACGCTCCACCCCGTCCTTCGTCTCCTCATGCACAGCTTTCAGCTCGGTGACCCTCCGATTCAAACGGATACCGCCCAACGTCAACAACCCAAGCAGCGCAGAAATCACCGACGCATGGAAGTCAGGGTTAGACAACAGTTTCTCCCAGAAAGTCACCGAGCCTCCAGCCCCCTTTACTCTGCCGGCTCCAGATTCCCAGGGCGCGGACCAGAATTAATAGCCCGCTCCAGCCCGTCAAGAATCCCCGACGGCTTCAGAGCGCTAAACGCGGTCTGCCCGGCGATCGCAACCGTCAAAAGCACGCCGGCAACAGCCTGCCACTTATCCGGATACGACTGCGCAAACAGAACCCCGGCCGTCACCAGCACATAGAACACGCCAGCGACAGCCGTCTTCGTCTTAGCGCTCCAGCCGACACGATTCGCAACCGCAATCACGAACGGAGCGAGAGCCCCCGCCAAAGCCGGAACCGTAAACTGCTCAATAGTCATAGAGCATCCTTTCTAAACAACCCCGCCACTTGCAGGCAGGGAAACCAACAACAATACCAGTCAGGCTCCGAGCCGCTTCTCAACAGCAGCCAACCGATCCACCAGCCGACCGACCGTCTCCGCCAAAGCATCAACCTTCTGCCCAACCTGATAGGCCGTCCCGCCCACGTTATTCAACGACACCAGCGACTGGTCGTCAGCCTCATAGCTATGGTTGACCTTCTGCTCGACCGACTCCAACCGGGCCGCAACCGAATTCAACGACTTCAACAGCTGATCCGCCGCCTCAAACGTATGCGTCGCCTTCTGGTCGATAAGATACACGCGCTCATTAACCTGCTTGAGCGCGCCCAACGCGTGCTCACCCGACGCAACCGCCCGGTTAAGCTTCGCATCCTGCTCAGGAGTCATATCCTCTTCCTCTACTCTCTGCTCCGGAACGACGGCGGAATGCTTGCCGCCGCCCCCAACCTGGACAGGACCGCCCAGATCAAGCCTCACCCCGTGGTAGACCTCAGCCCACCCACGGTAAATCGCATACCGGTCTGTGAACCCGCGAATCGAGATGACCGACACGACCGCATGCCCCGCCTCATTCGACGACGAGATAGCCCGACCGCCGCCAATCGACAACGCAACATGCCCATACGGGGCGTTCGGCCCCGTCAACGCCCAAAACACGGGCACGCCCGCCGGCGGATTAAAATCCCCCGGATGCTTCCCCCCGGCCGCAGCCCACGCCGCGTTAGCCGACGGATACTGCCCAGGGAAACCAAGAGCGGTACGCACAAACTGCTCACAGCGCCCACCCCACGACCGCGAACCAAGCTGCCCGCGAGCCCACGCAATCGCCGACGCCGCGTTACGCGCCATGGCCAGCCGCCTTCTCCAAACGTCCAAGACGCTCCGAGACGCCCGTCAACTGCTTTTCGATACGATCCAGCGTTTCCTCCGTACGCGCACGGGCCTTCTCAAGACCCGCCAGCGTTGGAAGCTCGCTATGGTTCAGCGACCACGCCTCAAGGTCAGCCCACGCACGCAGCTTCCCAACCGCATCCACAAGGGCCGACACCCGCTCGACAAGCGTCGAAAGTTGCTTCGCCTGCTCTGGAGTCAACTCGTCTTCTCCTTCCCGGCCCCCAGCAAGGGCCACGACTTTACCCATCTGTTTCACCCGGTCAGGACCCGGGCAAACTTTCCCCACAGCGCCAGACCACAACTCCCCGCCGGTCTGCGAAACACCGGCCTCCTTCTGGGCCTTCGTCGCAGGCACGCCCAACAGGTGATAGCCCACGCCCCGCTCACCACGAGACGATCCCATCACCCGCAGCGGGTACCCGTAGTGCTTCGAGGTCTCGCGGACGATCCGGGCCAGGGACTTCAACTGCGCGTCCGTCCACTCCCCGAGAGCCCCGCCTTGAGTCTCAACCGAGATACAGCGCGCGTCGCCGTCCTTCGACGCCCACGAGATGTGGTCAAGGTCAATGTACTGTTCAACCTTGCCGTCACGGCGCACATACAGGTGCGAGGAGGCGTACGCCTTCGGGTCCGAGAACCAGCCATGCAACGAAGCCGCCTCCGACACGGCCACATGCAGGATGACCCCATCCGTCCGGCGCCGCGGCCGCGCCGTGAAATTAACTTTAAGCGGACGCCACAACGCCCAATCCAAACGGTAAACCACGCGTCACCAACCCGACCTCGAAAACGCCTTAATGAAATACCCGCCGACAGTCACCGACGGAGGAACAATCCAGAATTCCTTCCCGCCACCAGTCGAACCAGTGCCGATCCCCTGCTCAAACACCTGACCCTTCCCCGCGGGAACATCAACAACATAGTCACGACGCTTCGCCGGACCCGACCCGAAATCCACCGAAACATTCTGCGGGTGCGTGTGCGGCGGAAGATTATCGACAGTAAGCTTGACCGTCTCACCACCACGCCACGCCCCGACCGTGTTGAACACCTTAGACCGGCCCGAATCCCCAGCATGGGCGAACGGCGCACGCCCCCGCAAATCCGGAACCCTGAACCACCGATCATCCTTCTTACCCAAGTAAGTACCAGACCCGTAAGTGTTTCCAATCACCCTGTAGAGTTCTGGGTAATTCTCAGCCAAAAGAGCCTGCCCGGCGCATATGATCCACAGAGGCTTCCCGCTGAAATTCCTCTCAGGAGGGACCGACTTGGCGCCGCCCGCCCACGGGATAATCGTCCCGATCGGAACCTCAAAGCCGGTCGCAAGCCCGCCCTGGCCCCCACGCTTACCGACCACGATCATCTTCGTCCCCCAAAACATGCACAGAATCTCCGCGCCGTTCCAGATATCCACAATAGTATCTTCAATGGGAATGTCGTTCCCCTCTTGATCCCAGTCAAGATGGACGCTATACGTCCCGTCCCCCTTGTCCTTGGCCGTCCCCCAACGGAAAGAGAGATTCTTCCCCTCCCCGCCCTTAGGCACCAAAGCATCAAGACTCATTGTCATCCCTGTTCGCTCCCCTCAACACGACAGACATAAGGCTTCCGGGAGTCAAGTCTATCTCAAACTTGCGCACCGTCGTATAAAGAGCCAAATCGTGGGCCTTAAACCAAACCACGTCATTCAACATCAACGGAACCAGGGCATGCTTCAACTCGACCTTCTTAACCGGATTCGACGCCCGCGCCAGCCGCCGATCAACCATCTTCTGCAACGTCGCCTGACTGTCAGCGTCAACGTCAGTCTTTATCTCGGTGATCCACCGGCCGCGAGCCATATACGAATACGGGCCATTCGACCTGTTCTCAGCCTCCGCATGAAACGATTGAGCCTTCTTGCCCACCGCACTGTCGCCCGCAGCCTGCACAATGTAAACCACCTTGTTCGGAACGTTATACATGTCATGCGTCCACGTAATCTCCGGCTCAAACAACGACTCCGCGCCCTCTTCCCACCGGTACTTGAGAGGCCGCTCCTTCGGAGTCTGATACGGCAACGCATAATAGTTCCCGAAAGGATCACAAGAAAGCGAGAAATACCCCATATAATCAAGCATGTCGTTAATGATCGTCAAATACGGGGTCCCAGCATCCCACACGAGATTCCGGTGAAGGACCCTCCCCGTATCGGGGACGTTAGCATAGAACGTTCCCGCCTGCTGGCGAATATGGCCAGAGACCGCCTTAGCAATATTCCTCCCCTTGCTCTCGGCCAAGGCGCCGCCAGTCGCCGCCTGCTCCAAAAACAACAGTTTGTCGTTCAACTCGATATCGAACTCGTCAATCCCGTCGCCGTATTTCACGGAGGGGATGGACGGGATAAACGTGCCCAGCACCCACGACTGGCCATTCACGGTCGCCGACACCCGCAACAGCTTGTCCCCATACCACGCGGGCGGATTCTTCGACTTCACCGACAGGGTGCCCGACACCTTGATCCGAGCATCCACCGAAGCCGTAATCGTCCCACCAGACACCCCATCCAACTGCTCAACCCACGAACCATACTTCGCATGCAACACGTCCACACGAAACGACTCGCGCCGCGAATTCGCCAACAAGCGGTCAGATATCTTAGTACGTCCCGTCATTAGGAGCCTCCACCTGGGTAGCAGTCAACGTCACATGCCAAATCCTACCCGTCCGGCTATACGACGTCTTATACTCACGCACCATACACCACATGTACTCCCCCGACGGATCCCTGTACAAGAACGGCTCCGACGCCCGAGCGATATGAGTCAACAAATCCAGGCCGCGCTTATCATCCTCCAACACGTCAAACCCAATGTCCACCGTCTTAAAATCCTGGATGCCCACAAACGCGACAGGCAGGCGCCGCCCCGCGAAATAGTGAGTCTCCTTGTTCACCGACCCAACAGACTTCGACACCTCAGGATTCCACCGCAACACCGCGTTGTCGTTCTTCGACGTGAACACGATAGACCTCAGCGGGTTCTTCGACGTGTCCAAATCGACGATCGCCCACGCCCGCTTCCCAAGCTTAGACTCCACCCAGAACCAATACCGGTTCGAATCCGAGTTACCATTCGGGAACCTGTCAACCCACATTGGGAGAGAGTCGGGGGTGCCGTCAGCGACCTTGACCCTGTTGGCGAAGTTACTGCCCATCAGCTTGAAGACGGCGGCCTTCACCGGCTTGTCCTCAAGCGTCTTGTAGTTGTAGTCGATCCTGAACGTCGCGATCCCAGATTCGGGGTCCCACTCCGTCTTCACAACCGGAACCGGCGGAATCTTGTATTCGACATTAAACTTCACCGTCTTCTGGTCGGACTCGACAAGCCCCGTTATGGTCGCCGTCACCGTGTAATGCCGGCCGTTCTTCAACCCGGTCAACGGGATAGAGACCCACGAGTCTTTCGCCCCAACCTCAATAGACGTTTCAATCCGGCGAGGCTTATCTCCCCCGCCGTCATCTACAAGGTCTGCAACGACCTTGTACGCCCCCACACCGCTAAACGAACCGAGGGTAAGCTCGGTCTCGTCAGAATCAACCGTCGCCCCAGCAGACGGGTTCACAATATCAAACGTTGGAGGATCGGCAAGGTAAAACGACCCATACGACCACGGGGAAGCGAAACTGTCATCCGTCTTCCACCCCCACGTGCGCACCCTCCACTGGATACGCCCAGCCTCGCCCCTGCCACTCGGCCACGGCACCACAGTGACATAGTTCAAACTAGTTTCCTGCTTCACCTCCCAAACCTGCGCAGGCTCCCACGTGTCACCCCGCGTGAACTCAATAATATACTTCGACTGATCCGAATAATCCGTAGGGTTATGCTGCCACGAGAACCGGACAGACGAAGGATTCGACCGCAAATACACGCCATCCGGGGCAATAATCGTCGGGGCGTTCGGCGCCGACGCAACCACGATAGGATTCGACGTCGCCCTAGGCGACGACAAACCGCCAATCGTGACACGCACGTCATACATGCGCGGCTTGTCAATCTGCCCGATGGCAATCTCGGCCCGACGGGCATCCGCGCCATACTGGTACTCCGCCCCATCCTGATCGGCGACAACGATCTTCGCATTCCGATCAATCCGGTCAATGCCCCACGAGACAACAATCGTCGCCCCATCGCCAGAACGAGAGGCGTGCACACCGGTCGGCGCCAGCGGGGTAGTGAACGCATAGTTCGAGACCGCACCCGCAGCCTCACCCGCATTGTTCTTCGCGCGAATCTCATACTGATACGTGTGCCCAGGCTCAACGCCAGTATCAGTCCACGCGACCTGATCCCCACCGATAGTGTCAACATACCTTTGCACGTCATCCGTGCGCCGGTAAATATCGATACCCAGATAGGGCCTGGCATCCTGCAGGGACGAGCCATTATTCTGCCACGTAACCTGCATAATCCGGTCCGACGTGCGCGTCGCCTTCACGTCCGAAACAGGGATAGGCGTGTAGTACTGGATCGCCGGGACAACCCAGTTCGCGATAACCGAACAGTCCCCGCCGATAAACCCGGTAATTGAGGCGCCGGTCGCGAACGCCTGCGACTTGCCAAACTGCGGAGGATAATTCGCCGCCACCTCGGTGATCTTGACGACGCCCGGCCCACCAGCCCCGATACGGAAGTTCTTGTTCTCAAACTGGTGAGCGCCAGTCACACGCACATGGTTGAACGCGTCCGAAAACCACCCGGTGGTTTGAACATAGATCACAGCCCTGACCGGCATGCCGCCCGTCAGGTTGCCCACAATGTCAATGCCGAGCCGGGACTGGATACGGTGCCCCTGAACCCAATTCCCCCATTGGATAGCCATCAGATATCCCCTCCGTACATGTGGGCCTTGACCTGCAACAGGCGAATGAACCTATCAAGAGAGTCGAGGTTCTTCAACTGGCGGGCGTCAAGCGTCATATTCACATTGTAGACCGTGCTCCCGCCACCCGTCTCAGCCAGCGCCGCGTTCACGCCCTTGTCAATCATCGGCTGAAGCTTCGACAAAGGTATGACAGCCTCGTTCTCGCCGCCCTCGCCGATAACAGCCAACGTAGCCTTATCCACGATGCCGCCGCGAGCAAACGTCGGAATCTTCGGCATAGAGAACCCCGCGCCGCCAATCCCAGGAACCCAATCCGGGATAGTGAACGACAGCCTGCCGACCGTATTGTTCCAGAACCGGGCGATAGCGTTGAACGCCGCCTTGAACGGGGCCATGATCGCCTTCCCGATACTCTTGAAGATGTTCCCGATCACCCGGACGCCCTCACGGAAGAACCCGACGATCCCGTCCCACAAGCCCTTCACGAACGACTTGATCCCGTTCCATGCGTTCGACCACACGCCGGAAATCCAGTGCATGCCGTTAGAGATAGCCCTGCCCACAGCATCCACAGCGGCACCGACAAACCGAGAGATCGCATCCCAAACTTCCTTGGCAACCTCCCACAGCCACTTGAAGATATCGATACACGTCTGGATCACACCGATAAGGAACTTGACCGTCCCAGCGAAAGCCTTAATGATCGGCGGCAGAATCGCACCAAGAATGTCGATCACAACCTTCAACACGGGCTGCAACGCCTCGAAGATCGAGACCGCGGCCGGCATCAGGTCCTTCACCATCTCAATCACCGGCGGGATGATCTTCTTCAACACTTCAAGCAGCGGAGGAAGCAGCGACTCGACCACGGCGCCGATCCGAGGGATCAGCTCGGCCAAGATCGGCACCAGCTCTTGGACGATAATGTCCACAACCCACTTGATGAACGGCATCAACTGCTTGATAATCTCCAACATGGGAGGCAGGATCGCCTTCGTGATCTCGTTGATTGCAGGCATCAACTCGTTCATGATCTCCACCAGAGGAGGCAGAATGATCTGAACCAACTGGCCGATAGCGTCAAACGAGATACCCGCAAACTCGCCGAAATACCCGGCAAGCTTCTGAACATCCGGCGCCATCTGCTGCATCACCCGGCCGATATCCGCCAGGATACCGCCGAGCTTTTCCGCGAGCATCTGCACCACAGGCTGCACAGCCCGAAACAGCGCGTCAAACCCGAGGACGATCTGCTGGATGCCCTCAAGCACGGCAGGATTCGAGAAAATCTTCCCCAACGTGTCAGCAAACGTCCCAATCAGCTGGCCCGCAGCAGAGAACACCCGGCCGATAGCCTCGCCCATCTGCGGCAACTGGTTGACGAAATTGCCCAACGCCTGCTGGATAAAGTCAAGGCCCTGCTTCGCCCCGTTGAACATGTCCCGCAAACCGGTCTGCATCTCCGGAGTTGCGAGCTTCTGCTTCATCGACTCCAGCTTGCGGTTAAACTCCTCCATGCCCGCGGCGCCGCCCGACGCCGCCTTCACGATCTGCCAGAAGATACCGACAGTGTTCCCGAGAATATCCGCGAGAGTCTTCGTCGCAGCCCAACCGCGGTTCATCCAATCCTCAAGCCCGGACTGGCCCATCTGCTGGGTCCACGCCAAGAACTTGTTCGAGATGTCCGTGATCCACTGCCCGAACCGGGGGAAGAACGACGACGCCGCCGCAATAAAGTTCGCCAACGCCTGAGTCAACGCATTCAACCCAGGACCCATATTGTCGAACCCGCGCTTCGCATTCTGGATCACCGTCTGGAACTGCGCCATCGACGCGCCCGCGCCCTTCGCGATGTTCGCGAACACGCTCCCCATCCCCGCCGACAGGGCGTACACGTCCTTGTTCAAACCAGTGATAAGCTTCTGCGCATTCTCCAACACAACCGGCTTAGCTGATTTCCAGAACGCGTCCTCGATCCCCTTCTGGACCGCCTTCAACGGGGCCTCAAGCGCCTTCAACTCATCCGACGCCTTCTTCAACGCGACCACCGCGACACCGGCGCCGGCCGCGAACGAAGCCATAATCCCGACAGCCGCCCCCATCGCCGGCGCGATCCGCTTCGCCGCCACCACAATACTGTTGATACCATTCAGCCCGGACTGCACGACGGACATGAACGCCCCGCCCACAACACCAAGAGCAAGAGAAGCCTTAATCAACGTACCCAACTGGCGGGCACGCTTCAACGCCTCATTCGTAAGAAGCTGAATCTTATACTTCACCAGGCGAGTAACACCCAGCCGGTTCAAAAACCGGATCGCCGACGCCGCCCACTGCAACGTCATCTTCGCCCTAATCGGAATACCCTTAACCAGATTCTTCGTCGCCTCGCTCACCTTCGAACGAACCGCAGACATCGCCCGAGAATCCCACACAGCCTTAAACGGAATCTTCCCATACTTCCACAACGTACGGGCCACCGCAGCCACGGCGCCGCGCACAGCCGCCACCGGCCTCGCGTCCCATACCGCAATAAACGGGATAGTCGCAACCTTCCCCAACAGCGAAGCCATGAGCTTCACGCCAGAGAACAGCTTCACCCGCGACACCTGATCCCACACCGCACGGACAGGGAACGTGAGCTTACGGAAATCCCTACGCGCCGTCCGCAACAGCGCAAGCGTAGCCTTGCCGAACTCCGTCCGGTCAAACTCCGCCACCAAATACGCCCGAATATGCCCAAGCGACTGCGTAAGCTTACGAATCATCCCCTGCTTGTCATGCCACGTCGCGTACATACCGACCCGGAACGTCCGCCCAGACAGGCTATTCCACGAATTGCGGAACGCCGTGAGAGTATTCTTCGCCGCAGTCTTAATATACGCGAAGTCAACCTCAGGCCAAATCCACGGCCGCAACGCCGGGAACTTCGAATAGAACGTCCCCTTCAACTGGTCCAGCGAACCAGGCTGCCACACCGCGCCAATATACTTGACAAACGTGCGGCCCCGTATTTCTTTCTCAAGAGGCTTATAGTCCACATGCGGCTTAACCTTGATGCCCTCCATAGCACGCACCAGGGCAAGCCGGGCACGCTGCACACCATTACGGTCAACCTCAACCTTGATATGCGTCTTCGCGTCCCGCGCCGCAGCCTCAATCTGAGAACGCGTCTTCGCCAACGACGCCTTATCCACCGCCGCCGCGACCTTCACCTTCTCATCCCGCAGCTGGGACTTGATAGACGACTTCACCCTCGACATGGAAGCATTGTCTATCTCAAACTCAACTTGAAGCTTGATCTTCGTAGACCGCTCAATACGATCAATCGCAACACGAAGCTTCTCCCGCAACCCCTTCAAATCAGGGATCACAGTCAACGAGATAGAACCGACCTTACCGGAAGCCATCTATCCAGTCCCTTCTGCTTTACGAGGTCGGCAAGCCGAGCATGCGGAACGCGTCCTCCACGCTCTTCGCCTTCCTCACCGTCTTCTCTTCCAACTGAGCCTTAGGCCGGCCCTCATACCGGTTCACCTTCGGAGGCTTGCCATTCATGATCCCAGCGACCGTCGAACGCAACGCCCGGACCTCCTCAATCAAAGAAGCCAACGCCTCCTCAACCTGGCCCCACCCGAACGCCCTCGGGTCCCCCGGCATCTTCCTGGCCACGGCACTCCTCGGCTCATCTTCCAACCGCTCCAAAAGCTCAACCCCCACCCGGACCTGGCCGACCGTCCCGATACTCCACACGTCGAAACGGTAGAGCGCCCACAAGTCGCCGGCCAGACCGGGCGTGGACTTGACTAGCTCTTGGAGCCGTACAATTCCCCCACTGCTGCCGCATAGGAAACTGTGTACTCGAAAATCTTCTGAAGGTCCGTACCAAGGAACGCCTGCAACGCCGCCTTGTCCTTCGCCGCAAGCTCGGTCACCTCACGCAGCACAAGCGAAATACCGTTGAACGTCTCAGCGTTCATGTCCAACTCGTCCGAACCGCCGACAATAGGCATGAGAGCGCCCATGATACGCAGAGCCTTCCACGGCTCAAGAGCATACGGCGGGACGACAAGATCAGAACCGGGCATGGCCGCAAACTTCTCGTTCGCGGTCGCCTCCTTCGCCCCAGGCGCGGGCGGCTCAGACTGCGGCCCAACCGAGCCCGGCTGCCCACCCCACGGGGCCGAGGGCATCTGCGCCACATCCGAGGTCCACCCCTGCGACATCGCATTAGTCGTCATGCTTGCTTCCTTTCATAGAGTGCAATGTACACGTTCAGTATACGATCCCAAAAGCAAACGGGGCCACCAAAACGGCGGCCCCGCAAGCAAACCACGCCTACTTCGCAGCGATCGGAATGAAACGGAGAGGCGACCCATCCGTCGGCGACGCGTTACCCGTCACCTTCAGATTGATCTCAAAGAACCCATCCGTCTTAATCTCCGGCATGTCGCCAATAGCAAGCGCACCATTCGGGAAAACAAACCCAGACAAGCCATTCACGTCATCCTTCATGATCACGAGAACAGACTTATTGACCACACCAGGCTTCGACGGGACAGAGAAAATCTTCTTCTGGTCATCCCACGCACCGCCAGGGAACGCCAAATCGAGGGTCTTCTTCGTCACCGACAGCGCCGCGATCTCCATCGTGTACACCGTCGTCTCAACCGTCGAACGCATAGCAGGCGTATCCCACGTGTCATGGGTCTTAACGTCGCCGCCGTCCTTGCCAAGCTTCGGAGGATTCTCCTTCGACGTGTTACCGAGCCACGACCAGCCCGGAAACGTAGCCTCGTCCGCAAGCTTGAACTTCGTAATGTCAGGGACAGCAGTATCAGTGTCTCCTATCAGCACCCATCCCTGACCGGGAATAACAGCCTCATCCTTGGCCATCATTCACCCCTTTCTGTCAGCCAAACCGGCCAACGAATTGGAGCGCCGCCGCCGAAACAGCATGCGCCATCGAACTTGTCTTGTTTTCGACAAAGGTAGGGAGTTGGAGCACCTGGCCCCCGACCGCGCCCCCAAGGAGCCCTTCGTCAGCCGCCGACAGAAGCCGCTTGACAATCCGACCACACGTCGTGATCGAAGAGTCCCTGTCGGTGTCAAACACCGTAACATCAACGACCCATTTACCGCCCCGAGCTTTCGAGTCGATAGGGACGCCGGAAGCATGCACGGCAATCACCTGCTTCTTGTCAAGGTCAATGACGCCTGGCCCGACCGTGACCACGCTTTCAGGGTATTCACGCTGCAACAGCACGATGATGGGGGACTCAACCTCGAACACCCTTACACACCCCCGTCCACGACGCCGCCAACGGCGATGGCCCCATTGCGGACAATATGCAAACCCTGCACCCACCGCTTGCCACGCCTGAGCGTCGTCCTCGAAACACCAGTCATGGCATCCTTCGGCACAGACCCGGACAGTTGGTGCCCGAACTCAATATGCGCCGCCGCAGGATCAGTCGCCACAACCTCGTAATCAACCCGGTTCGCCGGACGAACAACAAGCCGCCCCGCATAATGCCCGGTCTTGTTGTGCACCGCCGCGAACACCAAGATCGCCGCCTTAGCCTCCTCAGCCTTGGCCAGCATCTCCGGCGCATGCGCGACCTGCGCCGCCACAACCTTGTTGAACGCCTTCTCCGGCAGGAGCTTACCCATCCGAGACCGCCTCCGACGTGAGCCGTGCCATCACCTCAAAATGAGCCGTGCGCCTAGACCCATAGAATTTCTGGGCAGGCCCGATCTGCTCGAACGTTTTCCCGTTCCACGTGAAACGATCCTGCTCTTTCCCAGGCCACGAAGACGCAACCACCCGCACAGCCGTGTTAGGAGACACCACAAACTCGGCAGCCTCCTCAACCGTCAACCACTGCACGGTAGCCGGAACAGCCACCGCGGGCTTCTCAACCCGCTTCAACGTCCCGTACTTGTCCCGCGCCCACTCCGACGGGATCACAGATACCGAGGTCCGACCCTTGAGTAAACCCATTGAGTCCCTTCCTCCAGTATCTTCTCCAACGGCGTGTGCTTCTGGTTCGCGACCGTGAAACCGTTGGGCTTAAGCCCAAGCAGTTCGAGGTCTTCGTCCGTCAGGGCTATATAGCCAAGAGCCCGGGACCGGTCAACCTCATACGAGTACTGGCCGTCCGACTCCTTCTTCAACCCCTCCGGGTTCAGGAAGGCACGGGCGACCATGTTCGCTTCAACCTCAGTCACAAGAGCCTTGAACGCCTCCGACATGCCGTTCCACCGGGCGTCACCGAGAGCCGCCTTCAAACGGTTCTCAGCCCGTGAAAGAAGCGCGTCCAGCAGTTCAAGCTCTTCAGGCGTCAACTTCCGCATAAGCGACGCCTGAACGTCGTTAACGTTAGCGAGTACCATGGTCAACCCGTGCCCTTCCCGTCACTTCGAGCGCTTGCCGGGACGGTCCCCGACAACCTCGCCGTCAGGCTCAGCCGCGGGAGTCTCTTCCGTCTCGGTCTCGGTCTTGTCTTCCGCCTCCGGCTCGGGGGCTGGAAGGCTACCGTCCACGAGGACCCAGGCATCAAGCCCATCGAAGTCCTCCACGGCGACCTCCGCCTCAGTCCCCGTGTCCACATGGCGGACCCGGACGACATTAGGCGACGACATACTTCGTAAACCCCTTCACATCCCGGATAACCCAGCCGAAACGAGCCTCAACCAGATAGGCTTCAAGGTTGTTCTGGAAAAGCGAAACCGTCTTGCCCTGACCAAGATCAAGCGTCGCCTCCGTGGACTTCTTCGACGTGACATCCATCGAGTAGCCAAACTCGATATTGTCCTTGAAGTCGCCAGCGATAAGCCTGGTCTTCGTGTCCTCAACCTTGCCGATCTTCCCGGACACCGTATCCGAGTAGGCCATCGGAACACCGAACAGGTCGCCGACCTGATCCTGCAGCGAAACACCGCCACGCCCGTTCGCGCCCATCGTGTAGATCGGGCGGCCATGAACGTCAGTCGCCGACAGGAGCTTCAGCCGCATGGACTTGTCCGCCAGGAACCCGTTCACGGCGTAATCCGTAACGTCCTCAATCAGAGCGACACCGCCGAGAATGTCAGCCGACAGGCCGCCGTCAGCCTTCGCAGCCGTCCCGAGCGTGACCGAATTCGTGGTCGAAATGATCGACTCGACACCCGGGATGTCCGTCCCGGTCAGCGCATTCTTTCCATGAATGACTGCCATGTCGATCGCCCTGCGGACCGCGGACGTGACCCACTCCTGATACTTGGACAGGAACTCCACCGGATTCGCCCGGCGAACCTCCTCAGACCAATACACGATAGCCGCAGCCTTGACCATATGCATGGTCTTAATAGTCGGCTGAGCACTGATAACAGGCTTCGCCTCGCCCTCGCCGACAATGCCCGCAACAGGCTTGCCAACCATCGTGGCGACCGCATCGCCATTAACCGGCAGAGCATTCGTTCCAGCCAGCCGCCCGACAACCGAGTCGGCATACGCCTTGGTCATAATCTCCTTGGCCATCGGCTTCGGGAGAAGACCACTAATTTGCTCCGTCCCGATCTGTCCCTCATTAGCCATGAGAGGTTTTCCTTTCTAATCTCCGAAAATCTGACGCGCCCGCGCCAAATCTGCTTGTTCCTTCGTCGATCCCGCATCCCGGGCCGACTGAACAGGGTCCGCCGCACGGCGCGCCCCGCTATTCTTCGAGGACTTCAACTCGGCCAGCATGTCAGCCATCTGCTTCCACGCATCCTCGTCATCCCCGCTAAGAGCGCCAATCAGATTCTCAGGAAGCCCACGCTTAGTCAGAAGCTCACGCTTCGTCGCCGTGGACAGCTTCTCGCGAAGCTCCGCCACCTCACTACGCAGCGCCTCATCCGGGTCAGAAGGCTTAACGGCAGTCTTAGCCGCCTTCTTCAACCCCGCAACCTCAGCGCGAAGATTCTCAATAAGCCGCGCGGCCCGCGCCTCATCGAATTCCCCCTCGCCCCACGGCCTCTTCGCCTCCGCAGCAGCAGTCCCAGCGTCCGGCGTCCCAGCAGCGACCGTCTCAGCCTCTTGGGTCTCCGTGACTTCATCCGACATTTAACACTCCTTTATAGCTCTTGCCATTGCCACACACTTGTGTGCGGACCCAATCAGAGATTGGAACCACTGCAATCATACAACAAGCAGGATCACTGCCGCTCGCCATAATCAGGCAAAAGACGCGCCGCCACACGCCGCCCCTCACCCGTGCCCATCCACCGCACAAACTCGCGGGCATCCGGCGAATTCCCCTTCGCGAACGCCTTCCACAACCGGCCAGCGGCATCCACTGTCTCTTTCCCCTCGAAGTCCTTCTTGTCGAACACAGGCACGCCAATACAGTCACAACCCCAGTGAAAAGCGTCCGTACCGTACGCTCCGAGCTTCCCCCGCTTACTACCTTTCGGCGCAGTCACAGTATTCTTCCGGTAGACAGCGCCCCTCGCGCACAGCATGAGGCAAAACGGGCACGTGTACGGGCCTACAGGAATACGAGCCCAACCAACCGCGAACAACTCCCCAGACTCCGACCTGAGCCCGAGCGCTATCTCCGCGTCGAACACGGCCTTATCCACCTCTGCCGTATGCCACGCCTCCAGCTCATCCTCAAGATCGGACAGGTCCGGCACGTCCCCGAACGATTCCTTCAGCCCGTCAATGAGCTCTTCCGCGGCATCCGCAAGCTCGTCGTCGGAGGCGAACACGGCGCCGACCGGAGAGTCCACGTCCCCCAACGCCGCAACAAACCTCGCCACCGGATGCCCATGTTCGCGGGCGTAAGCGAGAGACTTCTTCGCCTTCCCCTTGTCCCCGGACGCCAAATCCACGACGACGCGGCGCGCGTTCTCATTCACATACGTCTCCGCCACATGCGCAACATCCCGAATCAGATCATCCAATGGACGACGCACACCCCCGCCCGACACGCGCAGGGCCTTACGCAGAGCCTCACGGAACGCCCACGGAGACACCCCCTGCATCGAAGGCGTCCACCCCAACACGCCGCCATTCGACCGGTACACGAAACCCACCTGGCCCAGCCAACCCAAATACGACCCGGCCCGCACATACGGAAACAACTCCGCAACAACACGATCCACGTCGCCAAGCCAACCCTCCCGCTTCGCCTCGCGCAACACGGAAGCGGCCCGAGCCCGCAGCAAACCACGAACCCGGGCCAGCCAGCCAAACAACCACACCAAACTAAACACTACGCACCCTCAGACACACTATCTCCACCATCACCCGCAGGCTCAGCCACGCCACCGTCATCCACCGAATCAATCACCACACCACGAGACCCAACCGCATACGAAGCATCCTCACGCGCGTTCTCACGCTGCGCCTGCTCCGGCGTCAACTGCAAACCATCCCGCGCCGTCCGCGCCGACACCACACCCTGAGCATGAGCCTGCAAAAGAGCCTGAGCCTTCGCCGACGCCGACGGAGAAGCAATATCCCGCCACACCGGCGACAACCCGGCACCCTCCAAATCCACACCCCAAAACGCGCACACGACCTTCGCCCACTCCTCCCACGCCGAAGAAAAAATAGCCTGCTTCTTCTCCCCACGAGAGATAAGCCGGTCCTTCGCCACACGCATCGCCTCAGCCGACGCCGGATTCGCCGACTCCAAACCAAGAGCCTGCGGAGGAATCCCCGTCATCGCCGACACCTGTTGCGCAAGAGACTTAATCACCAACGTAATCTGATTCAAATCCGCGCCCGGCAACTGGCCAACCTTCGAATCCGCAGAAGGCGTCAACAGCAAAGACCCAAGCTTCAAGTCATCCAACGAAATCTTCGTGCCATCTTCACGGCGCATCCGCTCCCGATCCCCGCCAAGAATGTACTTCTGAGGAAGAGACAACATCTCAGTCGCCAACTGCAACAACGTAAACGTACGAGACCCCGCGTTCCCGTAGTCGATCACCAAATCCATATCCGACCGGCCATGCCTGTCACCCACACGCGACACATTCCGAAGAGGGATCACAGGGACACGTCCAACCCACTCAAACGAATCAATCAACCCCCACAGGCCGGACGACTGCTGATACACGTCAATCCCGCCAGGCATATAGTGCACGGCCCGCACAACGTCAGACCAGTTGTCGTTCTTCGACTGGAACGTGACCACGGCCTCCTCGATCTGCCCGTCCCACGTCTGCTCCACGGCCACCCCATCCCTGGAATGGACAGTCGTCATCACACCATGCGCGTTATCCGACGGGCCAACCACAAGGAAGGCCTCGCCCTGCACCAGCGCCTCCGTGTGCGCCTGCTGCGCCAACGCGTCCATATGCAGCCCAGACCACGCAAGACGCAGACGCCGCAGCACGTCGTCGTCCACGGCCGCGCCCTCGAACCCGTCAATGTTCAACGCCTCCGCCAACACATCCACAGCCAACCGGGGGACATTCCAGCGCATCTCCAACGCCCGCACCTGAGGAGGAATAGACACGCCAATCTGCTCAAGCTGCAAATCCCCATCATAGATAGAGTTCAACTTCGGATTGGACAGCGAGGACTCAGCCTTCGCCAACAGGGACTCAAAGCTCATCCGACTATCCATTCCCCTCCAGCGCGCACGCGCTTCTTGTACCTTGGGTCTTCTTTCACCATTCTATACACCATACGAGCCCCAATCACACAGACAGCAGCATCAATCTTCTTCGACGACTTAGGAGACTCCTTCTTCACCGTGATATGCCCACGCTGCTCCGCCATACGACAATTCGCAATATGACGGGCCGTCACGAAATTCCCGTCATGATGGAACAGGCCGTCCTCAATCTCAGCCCGACACATCTCAGCCGCCGTCGCAAACTCCAAACCATGAGACCGCATATCCCACGCCACAAGCGACGCAGCCTTCCCATGATCCTGAGCCGGAACCACAATCGACTCTTCAAAATCACGCGGCCACTGCAACTTCGCAAACGACTCCCACTCCCGCACATCCGAGAAAAACCCAACCACGTCAAACTGGGCACGCACCCAATCAACCGCAGACACCACATCATCCACGTCAACCAGGCCCGTATCCTCCTCCGGCTCCCACACGTCAACCGTGAACACAAACCCATCCGGCATGCAACACCCCACAAGAGCCGTGTTATCCCCCGACTTCGACCCGTCAAAAAACAACACAACCTCCTCACCCTTACGCAACTTCCGCCCAGGATCCGCGAGCGCAGCCCACACGCCAGGCTCAACCCACGCCGACTCAGAAACCGTCGGCTGATTCAAATAAAACCGGCGCGACACCGACACCGGATTCGACGGAGACCACACCTCAGACTTAATCGCCTCAATATCCGTCCACGGAGACCCCTCATACACAAACTTCAACCCCCCCGTCAACGACACCTCACCCTCCCCAGGCTCATCCGACAACGACGTGAACGACGGCGCGATCCTAGCATCATACAAAGTCCGGCCCGCCCCGTCACGCAAACGCCCCTCCTCCTGCGCAACCCAATCATCAAACGACGCCTCAGCCACAGAATCCACGCCAGGCTCCCACGCATTACACGTCTCCAACATGCGCGAACCCGTCTTCGCCAAATTACGACGCAACGTATGCCACAACTCCACACCCCCATTAGCAGGCTTCCAATGCTCCGTCTCGTCAGCGATCACAAACGACGACTCCGAACCTTCAGCCGAAGCAGCCGAAGAAGTCAACAAGCGCAGCCTGCCGCCCGACGGCGTGTCAATAAACGTCTTCCCCGGATCCAACTGATACTTCCGCTGCAACCGAGACCCCTTATGCGCCATCCCCGTCACAATACGCATCGTCACCCCCGTCTGCTCCTCCGACGTCGCCGCCACCTGCACAAGAGGCAACCGCACAGGCACCCCAACACACCCCCCAGGCACCCCATGCACAAACCCGCCAAACCGCACCGGCCCAAGAAGCTCAGCCAACGCCATCGCCGCAGCGAACGGAGTCTTCCCCGAACCCTTCGCGAGACGCCTCACGGCACGGGAAAACACCCACCGGCCCTGCTTATCCACCGCGTAATACCACAACAGAAACAACGCCTGCTGCGGCGTCGCCACAAACGGACCCCCAGCAAAAGGCCCAGACGGGACAACAAGCTCACGCTCCATCCACGTCAACACCCCATACCCAAGCGTCAACTCAGGCAGGCCAACAGGCAACGTCACACACCGGTCCCCCGGCGGCAACGACGCCTGAAACTCACGCTTACCGTATTCGGCAAGATCAACCGCAGCGGTCACACGCCCTCCATGCGCTGCTTCCACTGATTCATAACCGTCACCGTCGCCTCCTCCTCCGACAACTCCTCATCGCCACGAGACAACTCAATCCCCACACGGCGCCGATCCCCCTCAGCCACACACAGCGAAGACAACGCCGTCAGAATAGACGACAACCGCTGAGCATTCTTCTTCGGCGACAACTGATACTCCGAAATCTCCTGACAAGCAAAGAACGCCAACGCCACGTCCGACTGCTCATAGAACCTCGACTGGCCAGACTTCGGCAGCGACTCCCACAACATGCGAGCCACAAGCGTCCACTCCTCCGGCGCTTCCGGCCATACCACACCATCCGGCGAACCCGACGCGGCACGCGTCACATTCACCTCATTACGACGCTTACGATCCTCACTCCGTTTCGGCACAGGCCCACGCGAACCCATCAATACCCCTTTCATAGCTTCTCCCACCATATTAAACCATCCGCCACTTCCTTACCCGTACGGAATCCGAGAGCCTA